AAAAGAGATATTGTCGAAAATGGAGAACCTGCCATATTTTATGGGGATATATCTAGAAAATATGATTGTTTTGTAGATGAAGAAATAACAAAAATTAATAGTGAAGCTTATAACAGAGCTGACAAAATTAACAAAGGGCAAATATTAGTAAATCTGGAAGATTTTGATTATGAAGATATTGGAAGATGTATCTTCTATGAGAATGATATCCCTGCTGCAATAAATGGGAATGTAGCTATTCTAACACTAAAAGAAAAATTTGAAGATGCAGTAAATCTGAAATACATAACATTTTATCTTAACTATAAAGATATAGTAAGACAATACGTGTACGATAAAGCGGTTGGAGAAAAAGTCAAGAGACTATCTAGATTATATTTTGAGCATATTCCAATAACTATACCACTTATTGAAAGGCAAGACAAAATCATAGATAATTTTATAAAAGTTAGAAAGAAGTTTAAAAATGATTTTGAATTGTTAGAAAAAGCTATTGACTTGGCTAATAAGTACACAAGTTTTGGAGTAGATGGGCTTTTAAAATTAAAGTAAAGGAGAGATGTAAGATGAAAAAAATGTTAATGGTATTATGTTTAATTATGCTATTTGCTGGGTGTGAAGAATTTGGAACCGATAAAGATATCCAATCAACAGCAAGACTGGGAAATAAGTTAGCAGAAAATCAGCCTACGCCAAACGATATTGATTACAGTTTGGAAAGATATAATCTGATTCGTAGAACTTATTGGGTAAATGGACAAAGAGAAAAAGCAGTTAATTTACCATGCCCTGTTGTAAAGCCATTTGGATATATAGTTTTATTTACTGAAAATGGAGGGATAGTAGGTTCATTTACAGTAGATGGTAAAGTATCTAGTTTAAATAGTTTTTTAACTCCTGACAGCGAATATTATTCATGTGGCGAATATACTAATGATTGGCTACCAGATGTAGATGGAAGCTATGGAGAAAACGATAATATGGGTATATTCTTTTTCACAAACGATGGAAAGTATATAGAATGGACAGGAACATATTTATACAGTGATATACCTATGAAAGTTGAAAATCCGATAGTTAAATATGAAATTGGAGGGAATAAATGAAAATAATAGGACAGTTGATAATAGGGATAGTTGGAATGATGATGTCAATTTTGATGGCATATGGATTTAGTTTTTTCACTGAAAAAGTTGATTATAGCTATCAAAAAGCTATAGATAACATAAGTTACGATAGATTAAAAAAAGTTGAGGATACTGCTAGGGCAATGATTGCAACATATAAATCAGATAAATTAACTTATGAAGCTTATAAAAATACAGATGTAGAACTCGCAACACAAGCTAAGATAAGAGCAAATAGGACAGCTGTTGCTTACAACGATTACATTTTAAAAAATAGTTTTCAATGGAAAGGGAATATCCCTAGTGACATTTATAATCAATTAGAAATAATAGAATGAGGTGAGATGATGGAAATTTATGTGAGAGTAATAATAATTATTTTCATGTTTCATTTTGGGGTTATTGGATTAGTCGGAATAAAATATGCAATGAATGATAATAAAACTAAAAAAGATGCAGATAGAATTAACTTCTACATATTTCTAGGATTTGTTGTGCAAATAGCAGGATATTTTTTATGGAAAAGTGTATAAAGGAGTGATGTAGATAATGGCAACACAGGAGCAAAGAATAGTATTGAAAGAAATTGAAGATGTGTTATACAGTTATCCCAAGTATAAAAACAGGATAAAAGAAGAAACTGAGCATTTAGCCAATCCACAACTAAAAAAATGCTGTGGTGTCGGAGGGCAAGGTGGAAATGGGTACGAAATAAAAAGTGAATATGAACAAATAGAGGAGCTGAAGCAAAGAATATCAAATAATATAAGTCGTTATAGAGAAATGTTATTCAGAATAGATGAGTGCTTGAATATGGTGAAAGATAATAAAGACTATAATTTCATTGAGCTAAAATACTTTCAGGGGTTGACATATGAAGAAATAGCAGAGAAACTAGAAGTACATGTGACTAGCACATACAAAATGAGAAATAGAATACTAGGAGCTTTAAAAGTCCATTTTAAGGCACAAAGATTAATAGAATTTTAGAAAACGCTAAAAACCCACTAAAAAGGCGCTAAAAAGTGTCTATTTTAAAGCTAAAAAAAATGTGTTAGTATGGTAGCATGAAGAAATTGAGATTTCTAAATTCCATATAAGTCCTCGCTTATGCTAGTAGTTAATGAGGCTCTACTCTAAAAAAGCCTCAGCCAAATATGGTGCATCGGGCTAATACCCTGGCTAGACTGCTAAAGTCTTTCATTGGTGAGAATCCAATATGCACAGGATACCAACATCAATACTCCCATTACACTTAAATGTGTGCAATACGTTGCCTGTGGGAGTTTTTTTTATTGATTAGCCCACTTTCAGCATTATATCGGCTATAAACAAAAATGCGAGTCAAAGTGCACAAAGGTAGATATTTGCTACCTTCGACTGGAGAGTTACATTAATTGGTAAATGGGCAGTCTGCTAAGCTGTTGTCCTGATGGACTTACAGGTTCGAGTCCTGTACTCTCCGCCAAATTTTATATTAGATATTCATTGGAGGTGAAGTAGCATTGAACTTAAATGCAAGGCAAAAGGCTTTTTGTGAGTTTTATGTAGTATCTGGCAATGCTACTGATGCTGCAATAAAAGCTGGGTATAGTGAAAGCTATGCTAAAGATAGAATACACACATTGATGAAAAACGTCGGTATAAGTCGGTATATAGATGAGCTTATGCAAAAACTTGAATCAAAAAGAATAGCAACAGCAGAAGAAGTTTTACAAAACTTAACTGCAATGATGAGAGGTGAAATACAAGAAGAAGTTGTAGTAGTTGAAGGAGAAGGAGATGGAGTTTCTTCTGCAAGAATAATAAAAAAACAAGTATCAGCTAAGGAAAGAATTAAAGCAGCAGAACTCTTAGGAAAGAGATATGCTTTATTTACAGATAAAACTAAAATTGAAGGAACTTTACCTGTTATGATTGTTGGAGAAGATGATTTAGATGAGTAAATATGTAAAAATAAATTTACCTCAAATCGTTGGAAAGGGTTATAAATCGTTTTGGAACTTCAAGGGTAGGTATAAGGTAGTTAAGGGGTCGAGAGCTTCAAAAAAGAGCAAGACAACAGCTCTATGGATAATCTATAACATGATGAAATATAAAAATGCTAATACTCTTGTTGTAAGAAAAGTATTTAGAACTTTAAAAGATAGCTGTTATTCTGATTTACGATGGGCTATAAACAGATTTCAAGTTCAAGACTACTGGGAATTGAAAGAAAGTCCTCTTGAAATGACTTATAAACCAACTGGACAAAAGATTTTATTTAGAGGTTTTGATGATCCGTTAAAGATTACATCAATTTCAGTTTCAGTAGGTAGTTTGTGTTGGTGCTGGGTAGAAGAAGCTTATGAATTAACAAATGAAAAATATTTTAATATGCTTGATGAAAGTATTAGAGGAGTAGTGGAAGAACCTCTATTTAAACAGATAATCATTACTTTAAATCCTTGGAATGAAGGGCATTGGATTAAGGCTAGATTTTTTGACAGAGAAGCAAAAAATATACTAGCTTTAACTACTAATTATTTTTGTAATGAATGGTTAGATGAAACAGATAAAGAATTATTTGAAGATATGAAAATACGTGACCCTCGCAGATATCAAGTCGCTGGACTTGGTAACTGGGGTATAGTAGATGGACTTGTCTATGAAAATTGGCAAGAGTTAGAGTTTGATTGGAGAGAAATATTAGATAAAAGACAAAAAGCAAAGGCAGTATTTGGGCTAGATTTTGGATATACAAATGACCCTGCTGCTTTTTTTTGTGCAATATTAGACCAGGAGCAAAAAGAAATTTATGTTTTTGATGAAATATACCAAAAAGGGATGCAAAATACAGCTATTTACAGCAATATAGAAAAATTAGGTTTTAAAAAAGAAATTATAGTAGCTGACAGTGCAGAACCAAAAAGTATAGACCATTTAAAAGGTTTAGGACTTTACAGAATAAAAGCATCTAAAAAAGGAAAAGATAGCATTAATGCTGGGATACAGTTTATTCAAGACTTTAAAATTTTTATCCATCCTAGATGTGTAAATTTTTTGACAGAGATTTCAAATTATGCTTGGGATAAGGATAAATTTGGAAAAGCAGTAAACAAACCCATTGATGATTTTAATCATCTTATGGATGCTATGAGGTATGCACTTGAGGATTATATGAAAAATAATTCTGTAAGAACAATAGATAGAAATGTCTTAGGAATAAGATAAGAAAGGAGGATTAATGGATGTACAGGAATTAAAAGAAGCTCTTGAAGCATTTATAAAAAATGAATTACCAGAGCTGCAAAAAATGGAAGATTATTATAGTGGAAAGCATAATATTTTGAATAAGAAAGATAGGAGCGACAAGAAAAAAGATAGTAAGTTGATTAATAATTATCCAGAATACATTGCAACTATTGCAACAGCCTATTTCTTAGGAAAACCTATTTCTTATGCTTTACAAGACGATAAGTTAAAAAAAGATTTTGAAAAGTTATCTGAATATTTAGCAACAGAAGAAGAGCAGCAAGAAAATTTTGAGCATTCTCAAAACTGTAGTATTTTTGGTAAATCTTATGAGTTATGGTATAAGAATTTGGATAATACTATTGGAAATGTAGTTGTAGATCCTCGTGATTGTTTTATTTTGAGAGATAATACAGTAAAAAAAGAAATAATTGCTGCTGTTAGATGGGATAAAACTAAAAATAAAGAGGATAAATGGGTTTATACATTGGAAGTTTATGATAGTACTAGTGTTACAACTTATGAATTTTTATCAGATAGTGATAAAAAAGAAGTTCCATCGGTAAAAGGAGAAACTAAACTACACGGATTTAACCAAGTCCCAATCATTGAGTTCTTAAACAATAAAAGGGCTAACGGAGATTTTAAAAATGTAATTTCTTTGATAGATGGTTATAACGAAGCTACTTCAACTGCTATAGATGATATGAAAGATTTTACAGATGCATACTTAGTTTTAGTTAATATGGGTGGAACTACTGATGAAGAACTAGAAAGAATGAATAAAAATAAAGTTATGCTTATTAATGAGCAAGGTGATGCTAAGTGGCTTGTTAAGCAAGTTAATGATAGTTATGCTCAAAACAATAAAAATAGATTGAACCAGGACATTCATAAGTTTTCTATGATACCAGACATGCAAGACAAAGAGTTTAGTGGAAATAGCTCGGGAGTTGCACTTGGATATAAATTATTGGCTTTAGAACAACTAGCAGCACAAAAGGAAATGTATTTTAAAAAGGCTATTAATCAAAGATTAGAACTTATGATAGATTTTCATAACTTAAAAATAAAATCTACTGATATTCAAAAAGTCTTTACTAGAAACGTTCCAAAGAACTTAGTTGAAGCAGCTGACACAGCTCAAAAGTTACAAGGAATAGTATCCCATGAAACTATTTTATCTACATTGCCTTTTGTTGAGGATGCAAAAAGTGAATTAGAAAAAATAAAAGCTGAAGAAGATATAAATGCAATGAAGGATATGAATACTCCGATTAGAGTTGATGTAAATGACTCAAAAGAATAGAGATTATTGGGAAGAAAGACAAATTAAAAGAGAAGCTAAGGCATTTACTACAATACAGGATATTGAAAAAGAATATAAGATTGCACTAGAAAAGGCTAAGCAGGATATAAATAAAGAGATTTCTAGAATAACTACAACTTATATGAATGATAATGTTTTAAATTATAATGAAGCTTTGAAACATTTAAAAGGTAATGATTATAAAGTTTGGAAAAAAGATTTACATGATTATATGAAAGAATATAATAAACTTTTAAAGAATGCACCTTTACAAGCACAAAAATTATATTTAGAAATTGAAACATTATCTGCTAAAAGTCGTATAAGTAGATTGGATAGTCTTAAATCACAAATAGACATGGAGCTTACTAAGTTGATATTTGGAGTTGAAGATAGCAGTAAAAATGCTTTAAATTCTGTTTATAGAGATACTTTTTTAGAAGTAACTAAAGACTTGGGTATTAATCCTGTTGTCAGTAGAGATAAAATAAAAACAGTTCTGGATAAGCCTTGGAGTGGTGCTAATTTTTCTCAGAGGCTTTGGAGCAATACTGATAAACTAGCTGAAACAATAAAGCAAGAAATAGTTAATGGAATGATACAAGGGATTAATCTTAAAACTATGAATAAACGACTTTCTGAAAGATTTGAAACAGCTAAAAAGAATGATGTCGAAAGACTTCTAAGAACTGAAGTTAATTATACTTTAAATCAAGCTACCTTAGATGGATATAAAGAAGCTGGGATAGAAAAATATGAATTCAGTGCTACTTTAGATAACAGAACCAGTCAAATATGCTCTGAATTACATGGTAATATATTTGAAATAAAAAATATAGCTGTTGGACTTAATTATCCACCAATGCACCCAAGATGCAGGAGTACCACTATCCCGATTATTGACTATGAAAGTTTAGTTAAACAAGGTAGAGAAGAAATAGAAAAGAATAATTATACTTTAGATGATTCTAATAATGAGCCATTGACAAATAATGAAAATAAGAGTATAACTAAAGAAAAAGATAATTTTGAAGAAGCTATAGCTAAAGTTTTAGAACATGGAAATAAAACAGGAACAGAAGCTCTTATGTGGTTGGATTTAAATGGAAATGAGATAGTCCCGTTTGCTACAGGAGATAAAAATTCAGTGGGCATTCCAAGAGAAACAATGCTATTTCTAAGTAAACAAGCGGAATCTAGTGTTATATCTTTGCATAATCATCCATCAAGTTCATCATTTTCTCCTGAAGATATGAATGTTGCATGTATCTTATCATCTGTAAAAGAAATGAGAGTTGTAGGACATGACGGTACTAAATATTATTTAGAAATAGGAACTGGACAAAGAAAAAACTTAAGAGAAATAAGAAAAACTTATGACGATATTGCTCATGATCTTGAAAGTAATTATTGGAAATTATGCGATGATTTAGGAGATAGAAAAAAAGCATGGAAAGAAGTCACTCATATGATAAATGAGGCTCTAGCTAAAAAATTTGATTGGAAATATAGGAGGGAAAATAATGAATAAAAATGTATTGGTTCCTGATGAATACTTTATTGATTTTTCTTTAACTAAAGAAGAAAGAGAAAAAAAAGGAAAAGAATATGAAGAAGCATGTGAAAAAGCACATAAAGAATTAGGTTTAGAAACAGATAAATAAAATAATTAAATCACAAAGCACTTAGCTAAAAACTAGGTGCTTTTTTTATTGCAAAGAAAGGAGGGGCAAAAACAAATATTGTCGTACTGAGGGACATTAAACATCTGGATAAAAATACAGTCAAACAGGACTTTAAACAGGAGGATAAAATGAAAAAATTTAAAATTAATATTCAACAATTTGCAGAACCAGGAGAGCCAAAAACATTTACTCAAGAAGAAGTTGACAAAATGATTGAAACTAGACTTAAAAGAGAAAATGAAAAATTTGAAAAAGCTAAAAAGGAACTTGAAAGACAGCATAATGAATCTATTGAAGATTATGAAGAAAGAATTAAAAATGCTAATCTTACTGCAGAAGAAAAGCATAAAAAAGAACTTGAAAAGATTCAAAAAGATTTAGATGCAAAGAATGCTGAACTTACAAAGATTAAGACAGATGAAATAAAAAGAACTACATTAGCAAAATATAAAATGCCAGATAAGTTTTTAGATAGAATTAGTGGAGTTACAGAAGAAGAAATAGAAGCATCTGTTAAAGGTTTTGCAGAAGTAATGGGTGAATATGTAAAAGGACTTGGAGCTAATGGAGTACCAGGAGCGATGAATGGCGGAAGTAATGGTGGAGCTGATAAAAAGGCTCAATTAGAAGATTTAAGAAAGAAAGCTTTTGAAAGTGGTTCTGATATAGACAGAGCTAACTATGTGAGAGCAAAGCAAGAATTAGAAAACTCAGGAGGTAACGAATAATGAAAAAATTTATAACACTTTTAGGAATGGCTGGATTAAATATCCAATTATTTGCAGATCCAAAAATAGATAAACAATTAAACTCAACAAATCAAGCAATATCAAATGATATATTAGATGAATTACAATTAGTAAATCCTAATAACTCACCTATCATATCTCATATTTTGAGAGGTGGAAGAGTAAGTGAAACAACATCAACAGCTATTGAATGGATAGATCATTATGAAAGAAAAGTAACATCTAGTTTAAAAGTTGCTTTAAGTGCGGGAGCAACTGAAATTCAAGTAATAGATGAAGATATCTTAGTTCAAGATGCTTTATTATCAATTGGAGATGAAATAGTAAAAGTTATTAAAGTAAAAACAGACAATAAAGCGGATGTTACTAGAGGTTATGCTGGAACAACATCTACTACTGGAAATATAGCTGCAAATACAATAGTTCAAAGCTTAGGAATAGAAATGGAAGAAGGTGGAGAACTTAAAAAGTCTTCTGTTAGATTACCTGTTCACATCACAAATAACACAGGAATCATATATGAAGAATATGAAGTAACAGAAACAGCTAAACATTTAAATCCTCATGGACAAGGTGGACTTTCTGTAAGAGAATTAGAATCTCAAAAGAAAAAAGATGAGATGCTAGGAATTATGGAAAATAAACTTTTAAATGGAGTTAAATATGTAAATGGTAAATTAAGAATTTCTGGTGGTATAAAATCTTTAATTAAAGAACATGGAATAGTTTTAGATGCAGGAAATCAACCTTTCTCTGTTGCTTTACTAACAACAGCAGTAAAAGCAATAGTTAATAAAGGAAATCCAGGAGCAGCAGACTTAAAAGCTGGTAAGTATTTTGTATGTGTACCTTGGGATATAGCTATTCAAATAAATAACTTAAATAAAGATATAGTTAGAGCAGATATAAAAGAAAAAGTAACAGGAACTGTAATCACAGAAATAGTTACAAATGCAGGAGTTGTATCTGTGTTCCCAGCTCCATCTTTAGCACCTAATGAATTTCTATTAATTAACTTGAATGAGGTTAGTTTAAGACAATTATACCCAATAAAAGAAGAAGTAGGAGCTAAAACTGCTTTAGCTGATAACTATTTCTTGCATGGGGAATATGCACATCAAATAAAAAATTTACCATTCCAAGTGCATGTTAAAAATGTAAAAATATCATAGGAGGTAGTAATGGCTAAAAAACAAGATGAAATAACTAATATTGAAGAAACAAAAGAAATAATTTTTGAATCTAGCTATAAAAATTTGATAATAGCTGGGACTTCTATTCAATTCAAAGATGGAGTTTACTCGACATCTGATGAAAATGAAATAGAGATATTAAGAAATAATAACCTTGTAACTGAGGCAGGAGAATAAAAAACTCCTGCTTTTATTATATTAGGAGGTTATAAATATGGATGAACTTTACAATAAAATAATTGAAAAAGTGAAAGAGTTAACAGATGTTAGCAACGAAGCTAGATTGAAAATTCAAGTAACTATTTTGGTTAGAAAAGCTTTGAACTTTATGAATAGAGATGATTTTCCAGTTGAGCTTATAGAGCCATTTGCTGAGCACTTAGCATTAAAAACTATTGAAGAAACTGAAATAAAAGGCAATATCTCTAAAGTTACTGAAGGAGATACTACTATAGAATACAACACATCTAATAACACAACTGATGAAATGTTTCTATCGTTAAAAAGCCAATTATTTAGATTCAGAAAGGTTGGGACTGTATGAATATTTTAGATAAGTTACATGCAGATAGAGTTACTGTTATTAGATCTGTTGTAATAGTGGATGAGTACGGTGGAGCATATGAAGAACAACGAGAAATATTAAAAGATATCCCTTGTAGGCTTTCACAGAAATGGTTGAGAAGTGTTACACCAGGAATGGTTAACAGTAGTGGTCAAGAATATAAACTATTTGTAGGCTTAAATGTAGATATTAAACAAAATGATTTGTTGAAAATTACAAGAAAAGCAGATGGAGAACTTTATATTTTTAAAGCATCTAAACCTTTAGCTTATAACATCATAAAACATAAGGAAATAGCCTTGACAGAAGTATCTGAAAATGAGGTAGATTATGGAACTTAAAGGATTTAAAGAGTTTGATAAGATTCTTATAGAAATAAAAGAAAAAGCTCCACAAGCTACTGAAAAATTTTTAATGTTACAAGCTGAGGATTTGAAAAAAGATGCTAAAGAATTAACACCCGTTGACACTGGAACTTTAAAAAATGCTTGGCAAAGAGAAAACGGAAAGAGATTAACTGGAAATACATTCTCTCAAATTGTATTTAACATGACTAATTACGCTCATCATGTTGAGTATGGTCATAGAGTTGGAAGAAGCAAAACAAAATTTATTAAAGGTAGATTTATGCTTAGAACAGCTGTATCTATGATGCAAATTAAATTCTATAAAGATTTAAAAAATTTTTATGGAGGATTGATAAAAAAATGAAATGGATAGATATAAGGAATGCATTAAATAAGATTATTTCTGAAAAACTAAAAGTAAACCCATACAGTGAGGATATAGATAATGTCAAAAAACCTTGTTTTTATATAGATTTAATTAGCTATAAAAAAGAATTTAATTCTGAGTATAGAGAATTAAAAACAATAGATATTGATGTTATCTATTTTCCAAAGACTAATGGAAAGCTTACTAATGCTGAGATATTAGAAAACTTAGAAAACTTAGATAATGCATTTGAAATAGAAGGTAAAAAGGTTTTACATGTACTAGATAGATTTTTAACTTTAAGAAATACAGATATAAAAATTGTAGATAGAGTTGGTCATTATGTATTTACATTAAGTTTATATGATTTATATGGAAAACCTTATGATTATGAGTTAATGAATGATTTAGAATTAAGATTTAAAAAAGGAGGTAGCAATTAATGGGAAATGAAGTAGGACAAATAAAGCCATTCCCTGATTTGAAGGTCGCATTTGAAACTTTGGCTAGAACAGCTATCCAAAGAAGTGCTAGAGGAATTGCTTGTTTAATTTTAAAGGATAGTAAAAAAACTACTAAATGGGTTACATTAAAAACTATAGCTGATTTGAAGGATAAAGAGTGGGATGCTAAGAATGTTAAATACATTAAATTGGCAATACACTATGGAGCTAATAAAGTATTGGTAAGAGTACTGCAAACAGGTGAAAACTTAGATGATGCTTTAGGTGAATTTGAACAAAGAAAAATGCACTGGTTAGCTTATCCTGCAGCAGAACAAGCAGATGATCAAAAGTTAGTAACTTGGGTTCAGCAAGTTTTTGGAACTGATGGAGCTATTGGTAAAAATGTAAAATATGTATCTAGCTTTGCAAATAATACAGATCATGTTGCTATTGTAGAACTTGCTAATCCAGGAACATATAAATCTATTTATGGAGATTTTACGGCTCAAGAATACACAGTAGCGATTGCAGGACTTATCGCTGGAATGCCAATTAATAGATCTGCTGACAATAAAGTTATGAGTGATTTAACAGAAGTTGAATACTTTGAGCCTAAGTTAGGTAAATTTTCTCTTTATATGGATGATGAAAAAGTTAGAGTAAACTATGGAGTAAATTCAAAAACTACTTTTGATAGCATTTGGAAAAAAGATACTAGAAAAATAAAAGTAGTTGAAGGAATGGGATTTGTAGCTGATGATATTAAAAATACATTTAGAAATTACTGGCAAGGTATTTATATATGTGACTATAATAATAAGATGAACTTTTGTTCTAATGTTACTAAGGTTTATTTTAAAGAAATGGCTCCAAATGTCTTAAATGGCGATTACAACAATAAGATAGAAATAGACTATGAAGCACAAAAGAGATTAGTTATATTAGATGGGAAAGACCCAGATGAATTAACAGAAATGGAAATCTTAAAATATCCATCTGGGGATGATGTATTCTTGAATGGAGATGTCAAATTTTCTGATACTATGGCAAATCTTAGCTTAATCATTAAAATGTAATAGGAGGTAAAAATGGCAGATACAAATATAAGAGGTTATCATACCATCGCTGGAGCTCATGGTACTCTTTGGATAGATAATGAAAAAATAGCAGAATTTTCTAAGGTTAATGCTAAAGTTACACCTGATAGAAAAGATGTACAACTAGGATTATCTGTGGATAGTAAAATTGTAGCTTTAAAAGGTGAGGGTAGCATCACTCTTGAAAAAGTATATTCTAGAGGTAAAAAAATAGCTGAGAAGTTAATTAAAGGACATGATCCGAGAGTCAGAATAGTAACTAATCTAGCTGATCCAGATACACCAGGAAAACAAGAAGAAAGAATTTCTCTTGATAATGTATGGTTCAATTCAATAGATTTAATCAACATTGCTAAAGGAGAAATTGTAGAGGAAGAATATCCATTCGGATTTACACCAGAAGATTTAGCTTATGAAAATGATATAAAATAGGAGGGTAAAATGCTAATTACAGCAGATATGCTACTTGAAAATAGTAAAAAAATAAATAGTGATAAAAGAGAAAAAGTAAAAATCTATGTAAAAGAATTAGATGGAGATTTGGAGTGTGAGCTTTTAAACAAAGAAGATTACTTAGATTTAATCTTGTCTAAAGAAAAGGATAAGGATTTAGAAGTAATTTATAACTCTTGTTCTATTTTTAGAGATGATAGATTAATAGAAAAGCTAGGTTGTAAATCAAATCCAACACAAGTTGTTGAAAAAGTTTTAAAAGATCCAACTATTTATAGACTAGCAGATTTAATATTAGTAGCTTCTGGATATGGAGAAAAAGATTTAGTTAGTATTGTTGAAGAAACAAAAAACTAATAGAGAGCGACTGGAAATTAAGTACAGTCGCTCATTATTTGAATAGAGGACATAAATTAGAAGAACTTAGAAAACTCTCAGAAAAAGATTTATTTTATATGTATCTTTTAAAAGAATAATGCTATAATATAGTATATTAAATTCATTTTAGGAGGAGAGATTTATGAAAAAGTTTTTATTTGTGCTATTTATTTTTATTTCAGTTATTAGTTTTGGAAGTGTAAAAATTATAAATGGTAAATCTTCTGATGAGAAAAGTATAGTTTATAAAGATAACGATTGCACATTGCAACTGGATTATAAAAATTTTGATTGTGTGGCTATAACTGTAAAAACTTCTAGTTTTGCTAGTGAAACAGAAGATGAAATAGGGTTTATGGTAGATAGTGGATACAATAGAACATTAAAATATAAAATTCAAAAAGATAAAAAAACTATAAGTTGTAATGCAGATAGTGCTATAAATGCAAGAATAATTAAAAACATAGTCTATGATATGGAAAAAGGATATTTACTTATGATAGATTATGTTGATAAAAACGATAAGATAGTAGCTAGAAATATAAAACTAGCTGAAATAAAAAAAGCAATAGCAGAATTTAAAACTAGTCAATTAAAAAAATAAATAACAAATAAAATAATTAAATTAAGAGCAGTTTAAAACTGCTCTTTTTTATTTGGAGGTGAAAACTTGGAACATGTACTAAGTGCTAGATTGGAACTTAAAGATAAATTTACTGCAGTTATAAATAAAGCTGAAAAAGGCTTAGCTGGACTTTATCAGAAAGCTAAATCTATGAATTGGGAAAAAGTTAATTCTGGATTGAATAAATTTGGAGCAGTTGCAGCAGGAGGATTAGTTGGATTAGGTGCTATAGCTGGAAGCTCTTTAACTGCTTTTGCTGATTTAGAGGATCAAGTCAGAAGAAACAAAGCTATCATGGGAGCAACAGCAGCTGAAGAAAATATGCTAATGACTCAAACAAGAGAACTTGGAAGAAGTACAAGATTTACAGCACAAGAAGTGGCACAAGCTCAAATGTATCAAGCTATGGCAGGAATGAAAACAAATGAAGTATTAGAAATGACACCAAAACTTTTAAAGCTATCTATTGCATCTGGAGAAGATTTAGCTAGTACATCCGATATTCTAACGGATAATATGACTGCCTTTGGGATAGAGTTAAAAGATGTAGATCATTTTATGGATGTCATGGCGGCTACTGCTAATAATACTAATACAAGTATTGCACAATTAGGAGAAGCTTATAAATATGTTGCAGCAACATCAAGAAGTTTTGAAAGCATGGAAGAAGTTAATATCTTATTAGGTGTTTTAGCAGATAATGGATTAAAAGGTTCTATAGCTGGGAGAAACTTAGCATCAGTATATACAAGACTTTCAAAGACAACTCCAGATATGGATGCTGCTTTAAAAAAAGTTGGAATAAGTCTTTACGATAATAATGGTAAATTTAAAGGATTAAGAAAAATCTTAGAAGAAATTAAACCTAAACTAGCACAAATGAATGATGAGCAAAGAAATTTGTTTTTGACTACGATAGCTGGTTCTGAAGGCATGAAAGTTTTTACATCTCTTTTAGGTTCTTCTAAAGAGGGTATAGAAAAAGCTGAAAATGCTATTAGAAATGCAACAGGTGCAACTGATAAAATGGCTAGTGAAATGGGCAGTGACACAAAAAATAAAATAGCAGAATTCAATAGTGCTGTTGAAGATTTAAAATTATCAATTGGAGAAGGATTGGCTCCAACAGCAGTTGACTTTATAAATCAATTTACAACTAAAATGAAAGAACTAAATTCTAAAGGAACTTTTGATACTCAGAATGTTGAAACTTATTTTAATAGAATATTCTCTCTTACAGCTGAGGCTATTAAAGGTTTTGCGGCATTAAAAGTAGCAGCAATGGCAGAAAATATTTTCCCAGGTTCTGGAAAATATGTAATAGGTAGTTATGCAGCATATAAAGCTGGTAAATTTGTTGGAAATTGGATAGGAGATAAAGTAGGAAGAACAAAAAATAAATGGGAGTTAAGAAAAGAATATCAATCAAAAGGATATACTTGGGATGAAGCTAATGCACAAGCTGAAAAAGATTTAGAAACTATAGATTTAAGAAACAGTAAAACAGATAGCGATGATAAAATCATGTACATAAAAGCAAATATGTTAAAAGAAAAAATAAAAGAAAATAAAGGCTCAGGAAAAGGACTAGAGCAATTAATGAAAGAAACTGATGAAGACTTTAAAGAAAGAAGAAGACTTGCTAAATTATCACCTCAAGATTTAGCTAAAGAACAAGTTGTACAACAAAATAAAACTGTCGAGTCTTTAAATAAACCTATACCAATTGGAAAACCTCTACCTAAAAAGCCGAAAAATGAATATGAAAAAGCATTTACAGATTTAGGTGTAAAAGCACCTATAGCAGCAACTACTAATTTTTCACCTCAAGTAAATGTTAATATGGGTGGAGTAACTATAAAAAATGAAGCAGATTTAGAAAAAACTGCAGAAATGTCTAAACAAAAAATAATGGCAGAATTAAAAAATTATGTACAAATAACAAATTAGAAGGAGGATAGTATGAAACCAACATTTATTTTATTGAAAAATTCTACAAGTACTCCTTTTTTCTTTGTGGTTCCACCTTTAGATTTAAAGATTGAAAGTGAGCAAGACACACAGATTTTTAAAATAATTGATGTAGGAGAAAAGACATTAATAGGAAATAGAAAAGCTGAAAGAATTAGTTTTTCTACATTTTTTCCTAATCTTAAATCTCCTTTTTTTAATTATTTACTGTCTGCAACACCATCTGGCTGTGTTGAAACATTAACTAAATTAAAAAACGATAAAGAAACTTTGACTTTAATTGTTCCCGAGTTCAACATATTTTTTAAATGCTATATACAAAGTTTAAATTTTTCTATAGTTGAAAGAACTGGAGATATTGATGTAGAAATAAGTTTAATAGAGTTTACTAAAAATAAATCTTTGCTAGATGTAGCAAGAGGCTTATTGCAAAGGTGATTTTATGGAAAGAGTAAAAATTTATGTTAATGGAAAAGAATATAAAAATATTTTTATTCAGGTTATTTGGAGTGGAGCAATTCATGGAACGGCTAGAAAATTAGAAGTCGAGTATTTAGGAGATATCATAACTGAAATAGGAGATGAAATTGAATTTTCCTATGATGATGAAAAATTATTTATTGGAAAGGTATTTTTTCATTCAAAAAAAGGAGATACTGATGTTAAAACATTCTATGCCTATGATAATTCTATTTATCTTAATAAAAATAACTTTGTTAAAAATTTCTTTAGGAAAAAGCCAAGTGAAATATTAAAAGAAATATGCGGAGAACTTAATTTAAAAGTAGGTAAAATACCACAAGATGAAGTTACTTGTACATATCCGGCTATTGATAGAAGCGGATATGAAATAATATTAAATGCTTACACTATTCAACATAGAAAAAATAAAAAGATTTATTCTATTGTTAGTAATGATAAAGCAATAGATATAGTTGAGCAAGGAAGTCATGCTGATGTTCTTTTAACTAGTGCTGATAACATTTCTACATCTTCATATGAAGAAAGTATAGAAAATATGATAAATCAAATCGTTATTTATAAAGTAGAAAATGAGAAGCAACAAATACTTAATAAAGTTGAAAATTCAGAGGATAAAAAGAAATTTGGACTATTTCAACAAGTTATGCAATATGAAAAAGATGTAGATAATATAGCAAATGCAAAAGATATGCTAAAAAGTGTAGAAAAAAGTGCAAAATTACAATGTTTAGGGAATGTATTAATTCAAGCTGGATACAATATAGGAATACAAGAGCCACACTCTGGACTTGTTGGAGATTTCTTAGTTAAATCAGATGCTCATGTCTTTGAAGGAGAAACTCATTATTGTAATGTTGAGTTAGCATTTGAAAATGTAATGGATAAAGCGGAATTTGAAAACAAAGAAAAAGTTAAAAAAAGTGACAAACCTAAAAAAGGTAAGAAAACTAAAAAAGGAAAAGCTAAAAAAGTAAGTAAATTGGATCAACTGTTTCCAGAAGGGTGGGATAAGAGATGAGCGAATTAGGTTCTTTAATAGGTGAAATGATAGGACAAGCTACAAAAGGAACATCTATCATAAAGGCATCTGTAGTCACTCCACCCCCAAACTTAACGATTGAATTTGATGGGCAAGTTATACCATCTGAGCAAATATACTGTAGTAATTACTTATTACCTCACTATCATAGAGATTATACAATAGATGGTGTTATTGATGAAATAAAAATAGATGTATCTAAATATGATTACGATAATACTACTCAGGATGCAATGGGGCATAAGATACCAAAGTTAAAAGGAAGTGGAAACTATCAGGGAAATGGAACATATAAATCTCACAAGGATATTTGGTTCGAGGATACACTTCAAAAAGGGGATGAAGTGCTTGTGCTTGTTTTGGGAGTACATTATGTAGTTGTAACAAAAATAGTTAAAATGCCAAGTGGAGCAATAAAGGGGGTGTAATGTGGAAAAAGATTTTAATATTTTTCTTGAAAAATCAGAAACAGAAGTTGAAGAAATGCCAATTTTTAAAGAATATGCTATAGATTTTAAAACTGGAGAATATATCAAAGAAGGGAATGATGTAAAAGTTTTAGAAGAAAATGAAGCTTTAAAAGTATGGATATTCAAAGCGTTAAAGACTGAAAGATTTAGGTATACTGATGTGCATAGTGATGAATACGGGAGTGAATTAGAAACTAATATAGGAACTATCTATCATAAAACAGTTAAAGATGCTTTAATGATAAACCAAATAAGGGATACATTACTAGTAAATCCTTACATCACAGAGTGCTATAATTTTGTCATTTCTAACGAAGATGAATATGTTCCACAAATAACCTTTAATGTTAAAACTGTGTATGGAGAGCTAGAGATGGAGGTGTAAATGAAAGATAAAATTGAATTAAGAAATAATTTTCTGGATAATCTTAAAAACCCATTTTCAAAAATGGAAGGGACTTTCAATTTTGATATTGCTGCAACATTTGGAATTACAGCAGAAGAAGTTTATAAAGAGTTAGAGTTTTGGGAGAAACAAACATTCATAGATACAGCTACAGAAGATGAATATGTTGATAAGCATGCTTTAATGTTTGGAGTAAAAAGAAGAGTTGGAACTAAGGCAAAAGGAACTTTAAAAGTAACAGGAAAAGCAAACTCTATCATAGAAGAAAATACAATATTTCTTAATAGAGATGGTATAAAATATAAATCTTTAAGAAAAGAATATCTTAGCACAGCTGGAGTTGCAGAGATAGAAATAGAATGCTTATCAGAAGGAAAAATAGGTAATGCTGCAATAGGAGAAATTACAACTTTTGAAATTCAAAATAGCAATATCTACAGTGTTACGAACGAAAAAGAAATTATAAATGGATATGATAAAGAACCTAACTCTGTACTTGTAGCTAGAGCTAAAGAAAAAGCTACAAGACCTGCTCACAGTGGAAATATATATGATTATGAGCAATGGGCTAAACAAGTTGATGGAGTTGGAAAAGTCTTAGTAAAACCTCTTTGGAATGGTAATGGAACTGTTAAAATTCTAATTGCCAATTATAATAATGATATAGCTGATTCTAGTCTAATTCAAAAAGTTAGAGAAAGAATACAGAGCGATGACGGTAGACCCGTTGGAGCTGATGTAACTATAGAAAGCTTTAGAGCTAAGACTATAAATATAGAAGTGAATACTATATTAAAATCTGGATATGGTTTATCAGATGTAAAAGAAAAGATTGAATCTCTTTTAAAAGCTGTTATAAAAACTGGGAATGCTACTTTTGAGAAAGCTAATAAAACAATACTATCTATTAATCGTTTAGAGAAAGCTATTTTAGAAATAGATGGAGTAAATGATAACTTTGTAAAAGTAAACAATTCTAATTCTAATATAGAAATTGCAGACGATGAGATATTAGTAGTTGGGACAGTGATTATAAATGAGCAATAGATTAATTAAGAAAGTTTCTAAAATAGCTAGAAATAGTTTACAAGAAGATTTAATCAGAACATTAGATTTAATCTGTGAATATGCTAAAAACGATATACAAAAATATAAGGAGCTATTATTTATAGCTTTTTTTAATGAGCAACAAGTGGCTAATTATGAAAGGTTTATGGAATTAGATTATAAAAATGGTTGGAGCTTACAGGATAGAAAAGACAGAATTATCTATACTTTACTATCTAAAAATATTTTTACACCTCACGTTTTAAAAGAACAAGCTAAGATATTCACAAATGGAGAAATTGAAGTTATTGAGAATTACAATGATTATTCTTTCATAATTAAATTTACTTCAGTAGTCGGGCTACCATCTAATTTGGATAACTTTAAAAACTTTATTCATATTAATAAACCAGCTCATCTAAATTTCAGTATTGAATTTAGATACAATACACATAATCAAGTGGCTTATTTGACTCATAATAGCTTAAAACTTAAAACACATAAAGCGATTTATGATACTAGACTTTATAATGATGCTGATGTTATTGGAAAGTATCACAAACATATTGAGTTAAGTTCTATGAAACATACATCTTTAAAAACTATAAAAAACAGAAGTATTTATGATGAAAGGAGATAAGAATGGCAGAATATACTAAGCATTTGAGATTAATAAAACCAGGGGGAAATGATTATTATAACATAGATGATTTTAATCAAAACTCAGAATTAATAGATAAGGAAACAGAGAAATTAAATGATGCAGTTACAAAAATTCAAGAAGGAGCAACAAGAGAAAAAGCTGGGATAGTACAGTTTGGAACAGAAGAAGGAAAAGCATTAGAGGGTATGATGTTAGCTAGATTAGCTGGTTGTGTTGGATATGGTGGAGACATTCAAACAGCTGGAGTTAAGGACATTAACTATATATATTATGATAGAAATACAAGAAAGATGTACAAATGTTTAAATCAGAATAGCGATGTGTCGGCTAATGTCGCTAATTTTATCCCATTAGATAATAACAGTCTTCTTAAAATAATGGAAAATTTAATCAAAGTAGAAGTAATTCAAATGACAAATGTATTAGATTACATAACTGGGCTAAATATTACAGAATGGTATGCTCCTTTGCCGAGTCACATTGATGTAAATAAAGTTATATCTGTAACAAATGTAAATCAGGGGAATTGGGGAGAATACTGTAACTTAGATATTAAAGCGAAAACACTAAGAATTGGAGCTTTTGGAAATGGAAAAACATATCCTCTTAACCAGTTACAAGTGATTGTAGCTTATTTAGCTTAATATTCTATAATTAAAGTATTATAGCCATGAAGATGAATATCTTCTGCGACTCCTCTAGTTCCAAAAATTCCAAATGTATTACTTATTTTTTTAAAGAAAAATACAGCATCAGACCTAACTGCATTATCATGACCAATAATAAGTTCTTGATTTATTGCTAATTTTTTTAATAAAACACCAGGAATAGTACAAGTCGTATTTCCTACAATTGTTAGAGAAAAAATATTATCAAAGTTTATATTTGCACCAATGTTAGTAGTATAAAATTGGACTTCATGTGAAATTCCTTGCCATAGTATTTTCCAATTTCTGTTTAAATTTTCCAACAAGAATGGAAAATTTATCTATAATTGAAAAAGAAGAAAATAAACTAAGAGCAACAATTTTTAAGCAAAATAAGTTAGTTGTAATTACAGTAAGTTCTATTGGATTAGAGCTTGGCTACCTTAAAAGTGTAACCTTAAATATTCCATTTAAAGTCTATAATGTTCGTGGAACTGTAACAGGAAATAATGGTACAGCAGGACAAATAGAAATTATTGATAATATTTTAAAAATAACTGCAACTGACCAAGTAAAAGGATTAGTACATAGCTTTATGGCTACTCTTGTTACTTTTATTAAAGAATAAAGATAGTTGCTTAAGCAAATTCAAATAATTTCCAATAAGAATGGAAAATTTATTTAAATATTCAAAAATTTTTGATGGTAGAGCATCAGTAAAAGGACAAGTGTTAGGTAGTATCCCAGACAATTCAAAATTTTTAGAAATAATAGGAATAAACTATGCGAGTGATAGTAATTTCTACTATTTTCAGCCTATAATTCTAAGAACAGAAATTGTAAGAAATAGAGATATTTTTTTTAATCTTGGGATAGCATCAGACACGAGAGAATTTGGACTGAGTTTCAAAAATAATGTGATATCAATTATCTATTCGAGTTCAAATTCTATAGGGGATAATAACTTTATTGGTCAAATTTTATCTGTTAATGGTTAATATTACTAATCCAAAAAGTAGAAAGTATCTAAGTACATACTTTCAGCTGTATCTAATTTTGTTAAAATATATAAATTCCCTGTGTTTGCATCATAACGAGTTCTCGCTGTTCTCCCGCTTGGATGAGAAACTATTAATTTTAAATTAAAAGTTTTTGGTTTATAGCCATTTGGAAATGTAAACAGTAAAGTTCCCTCGTTTAAAGTATTAGAAACTCCAGAAGGAATATCTAAAAAGACATGTGCAGTTTTTCCTATTTTAGAAAAAACTAGAGCTGAATATCTAGTTCCTGCTGTTTTATTTACAGACTCATATTTAGATAGATTTTCCATTCTTATTGGAAATTATTTGAATTTGCTTAAGCAACTATCTTTATTCTTTAATAAAAGTAA